GCGCTTTTCCCAACGGAGATCTTTCGACCACCGCCCCACACGTCTTTCCGTAGTGTCAGCTCTTCCTTAAGGAGCGCCAGCTATAGTTAGCCGGGTTTCACCGAGCAAATATATGCTCGGTGAAGGTGTAGATCGACGCTCTTTCCACACTCAGCGAACCGGGAACAACGCCCGGACGCCTCAACTCTCTGGGGTCCCAATAATTGGTAGCCCCCTGGACGTACAGGTCGTACAATCCAGTGAGTGCAGCTATCTCAGGATCGACAGGTATCGATCTTGAGGTTTCGCGCAGCGTGTGAAAGTATCCAGCCTCCCAGCCCGCTCGCCTTGCGGCGCGCGGTTTTATCAATTCATATGATCCAAGGAGGTGCCCGTCACCATAACCATCCGGTCCGAACATGGTCCATTCTTTAGGAATGAACCCCCGGGCTATCCTGGCGAGTGAAATCTCACCATTACGAATAGCCCAGTTGTGGAACGTGAACAGCCATTGATAACTAAGGCGATCTTTTTTGAAGATCGGACGAACGTCATCGCCGAGCAACCAATCAGCACCACACGACTCTCGGAACGGACCCTCCCAGAACGACTTCTCCGTGTTAACGTTGAAGCCGCACCAGGTAAGGGCCGCCACGAGGAGATCACAGACCCTGGACGGGACTATGATATCATCGCCGTAAATGCTGACCTTGTTCGTATCTTCACCAAGGACTTCGGTCGATGCTTGAGCTAAGGACCAGAAAATTAAGGTCTCCAACTCAAACGTGAAACCGTTGCCCATCGAGCTGAATTTCTCCAGCTCGTATTCTTGGCCGGAATAAGACATTATCCCGGTGCGGAGCTTACTGAGTAGGTCTACCCAGGGCTCCGGCAAGAGATCGAACACGACCGAGAAGGCTAGCGTATCGCTAGCCGACGAGAGGTCAATCGTGGCAAGTTTCCCTGTCACCGATCCCTCCCTGGCCAACCGCTGATTACGCGATTGGTCGGTAAGGTCTTGATGAGCTCGGACGCGAAGTCTATCTTTGATATAATCGCCGACCCCTAACTGCCAAAAGCCGTTTAATAGCGGCTCGACGCAGATAGGGCGATGAGTTTTCGCGTTCTTTTCGACAAAGATCAACTTTCCAACATCCACCACGACAGGCACATTCCCACCAACCATAGACCCATCCTCGTGAAGAGGGAAGGGTCGGAGGTCCAGGGCGTGCCGCCATGTCCAACTTGCCGTTTCCGGCAAAAAGGAGTGAACGTAAGGTAGCAGATCTTCGCTACACACTATGGGCGCCTGCAGCTTGCCTTCCCAGCAAGCCTCAGAACGCTTGATTGTTGTCGATGCTCCCGGCCCAAACCTGGGCTTGAGACGTTCGAGTGCAGGGACCGGACCGAGGACCTCTGCGATTTTACGCCGTGCACGTGAAATAACCGTGACGACGCCCCCAAAGGGGCACAGAGATCCAAAGTACCGATTTACACCCCGGCATTGCAGTTCAGCCTTAATGGAGGCTTCGACAGCAGCTTTTAAAGGGTCATACCCTAGTTCCAGGTCAGCATTCTTTGAAAAAAGAGCGCGGATCTGGACCACGGAGCGAAAGTCATCGACCTCGGCGCTAAAAGGCGTCGGGAATTCAATAACTTTCTTGTAATCTCCGGAATCGAAAGCCAAACCAATGGCTTCCGACCAGGGACCCCTTCTCCTAAGCTCTGCAACCACCGCGGAACAGAACACAGTATCTGTGTCCTTGGTTAAGGGAAAGATCCATCTCTCCCAGCGTGAGCTCTTACTCATAAGGAATATACCTCGCTAATAAGTTAACCATCCAGCCTTGAACACCTAACCTGCGAATCAAGGACGGCATAGCGGTCAATGCCAGGCCCAGGACCAGCGAAGTGGATTAATTCCACTGAACTGATCCGGACTGATGACATAGACACGCCACGCTGCCGAAGTTCGCACAACGCCTCAGAAATGAGGTTGATTAGGTGGGTGTCGGACTTGTTTGAAGTGCACATGTGAACCTCTACTTTAATTGGTAAGAAGCCCTCACGGGCCTATCAGTTAAGTCGCGTCCTCTCCATACACCAAGAACCGAGTGATCGGCCCTGTGGTATTGGATTTCACGGCATCAGCAGCGGAGGCACCTGAGAGGTCGCCGCCGTGGCCAGTGGTTGCATACGCGCCGCCTATCAGACCCAAAAGGATCTTAACGGCGTTCGCGCATGAAGCCACAGTGGCACGCTGATTCACGATCATAGTGACCGTGAGCGGAGTAATAAACGCCACCTTCTGTGGTGCCACATACCCCGCGGACGTTCCGGCCGTGCCCAAGGTCTCCAATTCGGGAACCGAGAGCTTGAAAACCCGGCGGTAGTTGCCATCCGGCAGTTTTGTATTCTGCAGGAGCTCCACCGTTACCTGGCCCTCAATCGGAACCCCAGAAACCGCGGCCCGCCACTTAGGACGGGAGTTGGTCACAGGGATCAGAGTGAATTCGACCAGTGGGTTGGAATCATCCTTAACAAGGATTTTATCCATGGATGCCATAATCAGGACTCCGAGGTAAAGTTAGAAGACCTCCATCCTAGAGGCGGCATTGCCGCATAGAGAGGAAGGACCGGTGGGCGTCACAATGCCTTGAACAAAGGTAACGCCCGGTTGAGGAGTTGGTGAGCTAGCGCAATCGCATTTCCGATCCTCCGACCTTGAACTGCCCCAGCGACCCTAATGGAGGGAGCTGGAACAGAGAGGGAGGGGGGCAAGGTGCGAGTGAGCTGTTGAGTCCGTAAGTTGATATCGGGGACTTTAATCCCTTGCATGCCATAGGCATTTAAAGGATCGTCCACGACTTTGCCACTCGAAACGAGTTCAAAGTAATCGGACAGCATAAAACGCCCCTTCAAGAAGGGGATCTGTCCTATCAACTCCAGATACGTACCGATTGGAATGAACCAATCGATAACGAACGAGTATGGGATTCGCTCCCAAAGAATACTCGCAGGGTTTGCAAGACCCATCTGGCGGAACGCAGAAAGTTCCTCATACGCCTCATACGTATAAGTCTTGCTACGTAAAGCCGAGGCTCTACTCCGAGCATAATTAGTCGGAATGTAGAGACCCAGTTTCTTGCGATGGGTGGCCTTAATAACCACCTGCCTAGGACCATTAGACAGAGCTTCAAAGGCTTTAGCAGCCTCGAAGGTATCCTGAATGGTGGGCTCCCAGGCATATCGCATCTCAAGGAACCTGCCCGAGAAGTCCTTAGTGGTCAGCGAACGCTGAGCACGAGGGGACGGGGGAGAGGCACCAAATCGGCGGGCAAACGAACTAAAGTTTCCCTTAGCAAGATCACCAAAGCCGAGTCCAACTGTTTTGATAGTCGAAATGACTCCCTCCGAGAGCTTATCTACTTCGGCCAAAGACACACCCACATTAAAGGAGTGGCCTTTGACTTTTGCGAGAAGCTTAGCAAGGAGTTTATACTCATCCTGGACTGTCCAAGGAACCCAAAAATTAGGGGACACCCGAACAGTGTTTGCCAACTCAGTGAAGGCGTGATTAGTCGCCTCGCCGGTATTACCGGTGGAACGCTGAAACAGGCTAATATTAGCCGGGTCAGCGAGGCACTGCCAGGACTGATGAGTCATCGTATAACCGTTCCACGCGGATTTACGGGTAACCCTACCCGTGACATGACGACCATCTTGGCCAGACCATGTCTTCTCCACGTGGAAACGGTTCGTCGCCGAGGGGTATGAACCCCCAACGGCGTAACTACCCGTAGTCATTACTGCGAATCCTGAACAATTCCTCCTTGAACCGCGCGGGCGCGGTCAAGGAAGGACTGAAGTTCAGGAACGTTGGATCGGTAGGGCAAGTAAACCCAATCGACCAACGCCTTGTCCGATTCCCTCACCGCAGAAGGTGTCAGCTTCTGACACTTTGGCGGAGTAGGGGAGGGGACACGCTCCACGCACACCTTGAGATAATCCTCAGTACCCTCGAACGATCCGGTTATACAACCGGAGCATGTGAAGGAGAGGAGCCCAAGAGATAAGGTTAACGCCTTACGGCGGTCGACTTTCATCGTTTTGAACCTCAGAGTGCGCAGAAGTAATGACATTCATGAGCCCTACCTAGTAATAGGTAACTCATAGGCTACGAGCCTAGATCAGCCCCCCAATAGG